TCTCTGTATTAGCCATTTGAGTGGAATGTTTTTAAATGACGTCCAAGGGATGCCATTCTTATCGCACCATTGTGCGTATGTTGTTTTTGATTTTTTAGTTATGGTGTTATAGGGTGATTGAAAGACCATTCGCAGATCTATATCTGGATTTTGTTCCTTAACACTTTTAATTTTTCTTCTATCTTCAGAATCCCAATAGCCTTTACACTCTAGAATAACCCCATTAGGCAGGATAAAGTCAGGTGTGTAGTTGTGCGGGATCGTATAAGCAAATCGAGTTGTTTCATATTGAAAGTTAACATCAAGTCCTTTTAGTAAATCTCCGACTTTTTCTTCAAGCTTGGATCTGTATTTAGAAATCTTCTTCTTCGGTCTGGTCATCTGTAGTAGGAGTAACGTTCGGATCGCTTGCTTTAAAGCCTGCGGTTGTCCCGAATAACTCAGCGACTTGGTTCGCATCTAGGTCTCCAGTGTCAACGCCTGCCTCACTTTTTACTGAGACAACTTGTACGCCAACCAGCTTAAGAGAACTACCATAGGTAACCCCATCCCGTAGGATATAAGGTTTTTGATAGAAGCCAAGTTTAACAGTAGATCCTCCATATAAAGGTGTTTTAACATCTGTAACGGGTGTCCCTTCTGTGTCAACGACTGGTGGACGGTTGTCCTCATTCCATGAGAACTTAATTTTGTACTTACCATCAGATACCTCCTCCCATGGTTCGGGTTTTAGTGTGGATCTTTTGGGGTTTTTTAGTTTAGATTCAGCCCACTTGAGTACTTCCTTACGCTCTGACTCTAGCTTGTTTACTGTATCCTCATCTACTATAGCAGCTAAGGAATAACCAAACTTACTAGGTGCAAGTACAGCTTGAAAGCCATCAAGGGTTACAGGTTTATCAGTCTTGTGAATAGTTCTACTCACCGGTTAAAGCCTCCTCTAGTGATTCTGGTTCTTTAGATGGAGTTAGCTCCTTTAGCTCCTTTCTCAGCTGCTTACTATATTGAGTAAGGTCTGCAATACGAGCTTCTACAGCTTCAACTTGTTCTTCTTTAGCTCTACGTTCAGCAGCTTGAAGCCTCTCTTCAGAGACAACAATTACTTTAGTAGGACCAAAGGCATAATCAAATAGTGAATACATTAACAAAAGAAATAAGTGGATTTCAATACATTAGAGGGTTCAAGGTCTCCAATGATCGGTGGTTCAGTCTCCGCTCCAATTTGTTTAGCGAAGTCTGTTAGGTAATCGTGTTGTGCAAAGAGATGCATATAAGTCTCTCTGACTAACGTTGACAGAATAGACATATCTGTCGCTCTACATAATACACTGTCGTGGATCAAAGCAATAGGGTGTTTGAACCGCATCGTAGCAATATGTAACAAAGAAGCATCAAGTGAATGGATTAGGTTAGGAGCTGTGGCAGCTTTGTGCCTAGCCTTGTCAACCTTATCAGTATCCTCAGTAGCTATCTTTAACTTACATAGACCTAGCAACTGTAATTGCATAGTCTCTATCTTCTTCTTCATTATCTTTTGACGGACAATGAAGCCTGATGGTGTGGTCCATTCTAGTTCTGAGACCCCCCTAGCTAACGCTCTAGAGACCTCATCTTCTATCCACTTCATAACAGTCATTGGTCCGGGTACTACCTTATGCATAGCGTCCCTGACGGCTTTAACAATTTGAGTTAGTTCGTCTTTATCTACCTCTACACCTTTCTCTTTAAGAGCACTTTTAATGTATGTCCTATTAGAGTAAGGTTTAGCATTGTAAGGTATGGTCATTACTGTGCGTTTGACACACTTTCTATCCCATACTGACCTTAAATTTAGGGGTATTTGACCTCTAGACTCCATAGCCACTACTTTATAAGCATCTTGTGGCATAGGTGAACGGGTTACATTAACCAATTCAGCAGTACTCTTATCTCTTGCGAGACCAGCGAGTATCTGTAGACCACTACATGTAGCGTCTATAGCAATCGGAAGATTGGTTGTCCTTCTGTCTTTGATAAGAACACAGTGATAATACTCATCACAAGCAGCTAAGAATTGCCAAGGCTCCTCTGCTGACTCCCATTTCGCTATATTCCTATAAGGATCGCAAGCGATGAGTGTGATTAATTGGATATTATCTTTAACCCATTGTTGTCTCTCTTCCATTGGAGACTTATCAAGACCATACGTTGTAGCAACTTGAAAGGCTAACCATTTCTCAGCCTCAGGTGTAACTAAACTA